TTTTTATAACGGCATAACTGGCATTAGCCGCCATGATTGTTTCAAGTATAGCTATTGTCTTAACTCCGAGGTCAATGAAGATAGGAGTAAAGTAATGATAAGGTTGGTCTATATTACTAATTAGTTGTGTAGTTGTCGTCCTCACAACTTTAGATTTTCCCGCAAGAATGCCGCATACATTTTAGAAAATGTAGATAGTCGAAGGAAGACTACACTATCCTCTGTACTCTCTCTGTTTCGACGAGTGATTACTATTGGGATTTGGTCTGTCTTTTTACCGTGCGCGTTTCGTTCTGATTGTGCGAGGGCTTCCCGCCACGCCAACTTCTCGACCCTTTTGGCTTCCACAAATATTTCGGGTGTTCCGAGTAGGTCTGCATCACCAAAGCCCATCCCATGTTTACCCCCGCCACTAAGGGGAGTGCGTTCACATCTTTCTTCTTTGTAGACATTGGTATTTAACCAAGCTGCGAGTTCTCTTTCGTACCCGTCGCCTTTTCTCTTTTGTCTAGACATACATCTATCCTTGGTAATGTTATGAAAACGTTTCTTTTTGAGGGCATGTGCTTATCCGCATCACGTTCTCTATCGTGACAGGCATTGCATTTGAATTGCATTCTAGGACGTGACTTGCTGCAACCACAAATTATACATGGGCGTGACCACTTCTTAGGAATAGCCCGTCTCTGGTATTTTGCTCCATGCACAACTTCCAACTCTAGCCGCACCAAAGCACGGCGTACTGTCTCTATGCAGCATCCAATGTTTGCAGCCATTTCTTTATGAGTGTGACGTTTATGATTTAATTTTAACCACTGCTCAACCTCGGATGTAATTGGTGACTTCTTAGCCATCATTCATCCCTATAATTATGTAACGTATATAACACTACACAACTTTTGTGTAAATACTTACACAACTAGGGTTGACTTTTTAGCGAACACCGTTAAACTCGCTGACGAGTAGACGACGTGGGAAGCCGCGCTCTAGGCGCGGCAGACAAGACGGATAGAAGGATACGCGAGTTTACTTTCTATATCCAAAATTTTTATTGAATATTTGCAATATATTTTGAGACTTCTTCGGAAGTTGCTGGACGAACCCACTCATTTATTATGCTAACATGAACGTTTAAATTGTCTGCAATTTCCTGATTTGAAATGGGTGGTAGCACTGCACCTTCACTGTCTCGACGTGGGCGAGACAACTCCATAGCACGTTGCTTGGTTGTCTTGACAGACACACATCTAAATGTTTCTCGCTCATGGTCGATAGCATAGCCGACATAACTTAGGTCTTCTAAACTTTCGTCGGCCTCTCTGTTCTTGACAAACCGTATCTCTAACTTGACTGCCATTCTCTCACCGTGACGTAACGCGGCTGGCATATCCAAACGATGTAACAATGGGTTTTCTATATCGGCTGAATACAATCCAGCTTTCGATCTAGCTTTGTCTTGGTCGTCATAGACTTGTGTTACTTTGATGCCAAACTCTAGGTTGGTGAGGGCGTTAGTTGATCCAGCATATGAACCTGACGCACCATCCCCTTGAGGCTTGTTTGCGTGGTGAACTAAGACAACAGAGATACCAGCGTTACGCAAGGTCAAGATCAAAGAGTTTATCTCTGACCATTCCCTTCCTTCGTTCTCAGCCATACCAACAAATGCAGTCCGTACTGTGTCAATGCAAATGATATTAGGTTTAGTCTGGTTAATTAAATCTTGGAGAACACTTATACCCTTGTCGGTCTTGAGGTTCATATCCATATGCTGAAACGGAGCGAACATCATAAACTTATCACCAGCATCACCATAGGTATTCTTTGCTTGCTTCAAAAACTTTAATACGTTTCGCTTGCCGTTCTCTAAATCAAGATAAAGAACACGCGGCTTGTCAGTGAGTATGAAGGGACCGTAATTCATTTTGCCGACACATGCTGCATACAACATGTTACGAGCGAACATAGATTTACCGTGACCACTATAGCCAAAGATCATAGTAAGACTTGCATCATTGGATGGAATGATAGGATCGACATACCAAGTTTGTTCACCGATAGTCTGTGCAAGATCATCTATCGAAGCTGTAGTGATAGGCTCAAACTTGGTAGCTTCTTTCGGTTCTGGTTTGTACTGTTCCTCTATTTCTTCTTTGCGTCCAAGGTCACGCATGATCCCTTTTACCTTTGTATCAGGGAAAGGGTCTTGCATAAAAGTTTCGCACCAAAGCATTGCTTGATCGAACACTTCCTGACCGCTAAGTTCTAGTGCAATCAAGTGTCCTACCCAACTGACAATACGGTTGTGACATGTATCACCAGCCGCCAACTTTCTACCTTCACGATCAACAAAGGCTTGTGCTTCTTCCCAAGCATTAGTCTTAATCTTTATCGCACCAAGATTTATTTCTTCGTAGCTAGTGTGGGTGTGTATCGGGACAACGTTACTGCCACCAGCAAGCGGTCCTTTGTAGCGAGGTAAATCCGTAGGGTCGCAATCAGGTAATGGTGAGAATACTTTGTCTAACGACGGTGGGGCGAGGACGTATGACGCTTCAGCTTGTAGATCAATCTTATCGTGAAGCTTTCCCTTTTGAATATGAGTGTCACTAAAAAAGTAAAAGTGAAAACCCTTTCGGGTCTTCACTCTGTAAGGAGTTCTATCCCACCCCTTCTCCTTTGCAAGCTTTGTTGCTTCTTCGTCGTCTGTATCGACAACAGCCAACTTGCTTATTTGTCCACAGATTACCGCAATGTCATGGTCGTTATTTTCAAACCAACTGTATAGTTCATCCTCAGTAGGATGCCTATGTTGGTATTCCTTCCATGCAATCGCGGGGATTTTCTGTCCCTTCCTGATCGGTATAACTGACCAGCCGCGTTCTAAATATTCAAGGGCTGCGTCCAGTGTTGTTTGCGCCATATTCATCCTCAAAGTAATCGTTAATGTCCAACTGTGGGTTGGCCTTTTTAATTTTTGATAAGTGATTAGAACCAATGAACTTACGCTTTACCCATCCATAGGGGATTGTGCGTCCGATGCCGACTTGTTTAGCCACCGCACTAGCACCCCCTAAATCTTCCAGTAATTTTTGAATGTTAAAGTGCATTTAGTTTTCCTATTGTATTAGTGTAACGGTTGTGTTACTACCACAACTAACACAACTTACGCAATGGTTAATCTTTATGAATGAGAAAATAAATTACAAAGACATCCCTTTACACAAGATGTCTCGACAAGAGCGACTAGATAAATACGCTTCTGAATACAAAAAAATCAATGAAGAACTTGAGAAGAACAAAGTCAATCTTGAATACTTGAGAGAACAAATACTTGCCGAGTATCCCGAAGATTTTGGTGAGATTGAAATTCCTTTTGAGGATGAAGGAAGATTAAAGATTACCGCCCCTCTTAAACACTCTTGGGACAAGTCACTGCTATCTGAAATGTTTAGCAGTGGTGGCTTACCCGAATGTGTTTCCACGAATTTTACAGTTTCCAAACGTCTTTACGATGCCGCTGACGTTGAGGTTAAGCAGAAACTTAGTAAGGCACTTACTATTAAATGCGGCACACCAACAGTTAAGGTAATGAAAACATGAAAATTAAACCTTTTAGTACGGGGGATGTAAACAACATCCACCTTAACGTCCTTATCTATGGTCATGCTGGGGCTGGTAAAACTACCGCACTAGGCAACTTTGAAGATACATTTGGTAAAGGACTTATATTGTCGGGCGAAGGGGGGTTGGCTTCTATTGCAGATCGAAACATAGACTTTCTTCCCTTCTATTCTTTTGACCATGACATTGACCGAAAGAAACATCCCGAAGGTTATAGCTTCAAAGAACTTATGTCATATGTAACGTCGGATGATTTTAGAAATGCGGGTTACAAATGGGTAGCAATAGATAGCTTCACTGAATTAAGTCGTAGGGCTTTTACCGAAGCAACTATGGAGAATGACAATCCAAAAGACGGATTTAAAAAGTACGAGTTATATACACAAAAGATTGATCCAATGATCAATGACTTGCGCGACCTTCCGATCCACGTTGTTTGTACTGCACTCGCAACTGAGAGCAAGGATGAAAACGGCATGACAAACTTTTGGCCCATGCTTCATCAAAAGTCTAAGGTGGAAGCTTTTTGTGGAACCTTCGATGTAGTAGCTGCGCTAATCAATAGAACTGAAACAGCGAAGAACGAGGATGGGAAAACCAAAATGAAAATGCACAGATACACATTAACAGGCAATGTATCTGGTTGGCATGGCAAGACAAGGGATTGTCATGGACGCATTCGAGTAGCCGAAGAAGGTACAAATGTAGCGTCACTGGTTAATAGGTTGGTGATGAATAAAGAAGAATTTGAAAACACTAAAAGGCAAGGAGTAGCCGCATGAGTTATCTTGATATAGACCTATCCAAAGTAAAAACTGAGGATAAACCGAGAATAAAATTATTGGAGAAAGGCACTCACGAAGTAATGATAGAAAGCGCGGTGGTTTGCCAGACATCGAAAGGGCATGATCAGCTTGAAGTAACTTACAAAAATGATCACGGAATACGAAAGCAGTGGATCATGTATGGTCACGATAATGCAGTTACAAGAGACATCGCACTTAGAGAATTGAAATCATTACTTGACGCGATTGGACATACTGGCAAGAACCCCCCCGAAGTTGGGTGGTATACTGGTAAGCCTGTTAAGATTGATATTTGGAAAGGTAAGACCGACAATGATGTACAAGTCAAAGCTACTTCACGATCTGAAAACTTGTCGGAAGTTAAGTCTTCAGACTTTAGTGGGGCTGATATAGACGATATAGATATACCCATTCCATGAACCACCCTGTCCACCCTCAAGCTCTTGAGGTAGTTGAAGCGATTGACGCGGGATTTCTCCAAGCCTCCCGCAACAGCGAGGAAACTCGCTGTTACATTGGTGCTTCAACGGGTCACGATTGCGTGGCCCGTCTTCAATTATCTTTAAGAGGTTTTCCGAGTGATCCTGTTGACGCACAGCTTCAGCGCATCTTTCGGGAAGGACATAGACTAGAATATCAAATTGTTCGTGATCTAAAGGAAAGGGCTAACCTTCGCGTTTACGAGAAGGATAGTCTTACGGGCAAGCAACATTCTAGGTCTTGGTTGGGTGGTCATATAGTCTGTCATTCAGACGGACTAGTTGATTTCGAGGATGGTTCACCTCTTTCCATTCTCGAAATCAAAACAATGAATGAGGCTAACTTTAATAAGTTTGTGTCTTATGGTGTGAAAGCTTCACACAAGAAATACTATTCACAGATGATGATGATGTTAGCCATGTTTGGAATTGAGCGTAGCTTGTTTATTTCGTACTGTAAAAATAACTCTAAATACCACGCGGAGATTGTTCACTTCGACCAATCCGAATGGGACGAAATCTATAATAATATTCAAGCTGCACTTGATGGACATGCTGGAAGGATAGCTTCTTACCCCGAAGATTGGCGGTGTAAGATGTGCTTTAAGAAAACGGCGTGTTGGGAAAATCCCAAGCTATCGCCAGCATGTCGCTTTTGCAAACACTCAAAGCCAAACGAGAAGGGTGGCTTCAGTTGCAAACTAACTGGTAAAGAAGAAACCGAGGCATGTGAAAAATTCGAGCAATTAAAAATGGTATCAAAAATATGAAACAAGAAAACTGGGATGAAATTACAATAACCCAAAAAGATATTATTAGAAAAAAGGCAGAGATTGAAAGCATTGCTGATCGAATTGTCCAGCTAGAAAAGGACAATGATAGCTTCGATGATCTTCACAAAGCCAGAATGAAACTCAAGCATGTCAAAGATACTCTTATGGAGTTGGAAGTTAAGGCTGTTGAACAGAACGTTAAGCTAATTCAGTACGGGTTTAGTAGTTTTCCAAATGGGTAAGAGATTAGCAGACGAACCGATAGAGGAAGGTCAAGAACTTATTTCTGGTGATCGACACGAGGAATACGGCGAAGCTATCCAGAATATGAGCGACATAGTTGCGGGGTGGAATGTTATAATAAGTATAGCGATGGAAAAATATGGGCGGCTAATGCCGTTTCATGTATGTCTAATGATGGATTGGTTGAAGACTTGTCGGGCGTGTAGAACACCTGACAAGAAAGATAGTTACAGCGACAAGGTTGGCTACGCTGGTCTTGCGTATGAATGCGCAATTAAAGGGACGACACAACCGAAATAACTAATACCATTATAGTATTCATTTTTTCTCCATACTCCTACCCCGCTTTTTGCGGGGTACTTTTTGAGCATGACGGGCTATGCGTAAGTCTCTCGTAATGATCATAACACGACCATCACGATATAGAACGTACTTACCTTGACGCTCTACTAGCTTATCCTCTTGCACCTTTTTCACCAGCTATTAAGTCAACAGCTTTTTCTCTGACACCAGACATTTGACCAAGAACAGGAACCCTACTGACTATATTCCTTACCGCTGCACGTTCTTTGCCGTTAGTTCCTTCACCAGTAATCAAGTCACCAGTAGCAGACATACCGCCACCAACAACAGTAAGAGCATCGAAGAACAACCCTGTCGATGGACCCGCAAATGTCTGAGCAATACGAACCTGACCATAAGCACCATTGTCGGCTTGCTGAACTGTATCGTACATAAGTTCTCCCAGGATACCCAAGCCACCCATTGTCATAAAACCATCCCAATACCAGCCCAATGCTTTGTCGGCATTTTGACTCAGCATTCCTTCTAACGGAGTAACAGTCTTTGATAACCTTCTTTCTCTGAACTCTGCTTCACGGTTGTCTTCGCCGCCGCGCATTTGAACAACGTCTTTCACATTGGCAGCAGTAAAACCCATCGCTGGACCAGCGGTCATATATAGTAATGCTGGCGCATAGTTAGGATCATCACTTCTTAATGCTTCGCTAAAAGCGTACCTACCAAGTCGTAGCATCTTGAGAGGGAATGACTTGAGTTGAAATATTATCTGACCGAATGGAGTTGTTGCCCACTGTGGCAAATCATTCTTGTTCGGCGCAAAGATACTTTCATTTGCAAGTTTAATCATGCCTGTTCCTATTTTCTCATACATAGGATGTTCAGCCTGAGTACCACCGCTACGCATTATCATGTCGATATGTGGCGCACCTTTTTGATAAAGCTCTTGCAATCCAAATTCATCCAAGGCTCTTTTTGCTATTCGCCCCTGTCTAGTATTAGGGCTTTCGATAGCTATTCTCGCACTAGCCTTAAAGTGTTCATAAGCTGTAGCACCAGCGATTTCGCGCATCATGTCGGTCCAAGGAGTTAGTCCTGTGGCGGTAAAGAAACCAGTAGTGAAACGGTTCGCGTCAATACCATAAGAGTTTGCCATTCTTTGATGCACTGTATTCTCAACAGCAACGCCCGTGTTTCTAATCATGTCACGATATGCTGATCCAGAAACAGGGTCAGACGAAAAGTTCTTTAACGCTGATGTCCATGCTTTGAAGTTTCCTGATCTGATTAGCGGTAGAACTAAATCACCTAGCGATGTTAGTGTTGTGAACGAAAGTAGAGTTACGCCGTTGACCATTCTCAATGCAGATGAAGCCTTACGCCAAGCCTCCGACCCTCGTGGTTTCTGCATAAGTAAATCAATAAATGTTTCAGCATGTATCGCATTATCTTCACTAGGGAACTTGGTAAAACCACGGGTGTCTTCAAGAGCAGAGGCAATTGCTTCAGCACGTTTGCGAAAGTTCTTACGCATTTGATCGCTAAATTCGTCACTATTTTCTGTGGGAGCCATAAGGTCCATGATGTCTCGGATCATGTCGTCTTTATTTGCGCCACTTGCGGCTTTACGAACAAGTGTGTTGGTAAAAAATTCAGCATTTTCTTTTGATGCAAACGGAGCCTTAAACAACGCTGAATTTGCTGTCTGCTTAAATACCGCTGCACCATGCAAATCTGGTTCATTACCAGACGAAAGAACATGATAGTCAGATTTAAGTATCTTATCCGAAGACAACAACCTCTCCACCGCATCATGTCTGTTCCGAATGATTGCCATGTAGTCTTTAAGGCCATGCGCTTGTGGACCAAACCTTTCAGATATATCCAAACGTCTTTCCACATTCTCGGAATACTTAGACATAACAACCATTAAGTCTCGTTCTAAAAACCCACCAAGAAATTTTTTCTGATTGGTTGGGTCTAAGAACTCCTTATGTTGGTCAAGTCTAAGCATACGCTGTTTGAGAAAAGCCTCGCTACCATCACCGTCGTTAAAGACTTGTTCACGAGGGATGTTTACACCGTCGTCTTCTTCAACAATGTTTTTGGTAATTCTCTTTGCTTTTTCTAATGCCTCTCTTTTCTTGAGCATTGCATTACCGCCGTGACGGTTTACGTCTTCTGCCATTAAGAAATCAGCAAGCATACTTTCAAACTCAGGACGACGTGCGTTAATTAAATCTGTACGCCAAACTTGAGGGAAATAGTCTTCGGCAATGTTACCTACATTTTCACCAGATTGAGTAAGCCTTGATCTAACTTCATCCAAGTATCCGCGAAGCATGTTGTATACTTCTTTTTCTTTTGATCTTAAAAATTTTACACCACTTTCGTTTTGTAAAGCTGTAACGATACGCTCATGTGATTTAGGCTGTTTGTCGGCACGAGTAGGGTTAAAACCAAAGAGATTACTTTCTGAATTTCCAAACCTACGAGACAGGGCTTCCGCTGTGGTATCATACATTTGTCTTAAACCAGCGTCGAACCAACGACCAAGCGGGTCTTTGCTATCTGGTAATTCACTTAATGCTCTTGTCATTGGCTGAAGGATACGAGCCATTTTGCCATGAATACGTTCATAGTGACCGCCACTACCATCAGCGGGTTCAGCAAAATCAGCGACATAGTGCATACCAGATCGACGTATAATTCCTGACTGAGTATCAGTTGTCAGAACTGTACGGATTTTCTCAGCATCTTCTGTATTGATCGACCTTTTGCGGCGCATTTTCATTGTGGCTGTTAAGAAATCTTTAGGCGCACCAGCTTGTTCTAAAACATTAGCCGCCCTTTTAGTTGCATCCTCGCCACCATCCGAAGCAATACGAGCCTCGGACATGATAAAATTGTTCACACCAGAACCTATTTCTTTTTCACCTAGTAGCGGCTTGGCGTTTACTAGGTCGGGACTATCAACCCCACGAACATTGTTGGGAGATACAAGAACTGTTTCTCCGTCTACTGTTAAAGTAGAAAACTTATTGCGCCTCATAATACGTCGTAGTTCTTCAGTACCACCAGCAACGGAAGCCAAGGTTTCAAATACTTGACGACCCGTGAATACACCCGTGTTGTCTTCTATAGCTCTATCAACTTGTCTTGCTATCTCAGGTGAATTTGCTGTTCGTTTAATAGCGTCTGCAACATTCTTTACCACGTCGGATTTAAAAGTCATTTGATGTCCGAATATCGCTGGCTTGTCGTCTTTTAAAAAGACCGCTTTTGCTTTGGTCATATCGGTTGCGCCGAACCGTTCTATTTCTTTACCTACGACATTATCAAACAAGTAATGATCCCCTAAATCACTAGACGATCCATCGGCTCTCATGCCATTGATACCATTACGAACAGCTTCAGATTGACCGATCAAGTCA